TCACGATCGGCGAATGAGAGAATGGTCCATCTGATGCAGAACCTGAGCCCATATTAATAGGCTTGTCGACAGTCATTGTGGTCGCATTTGGTACACTTAAGATTCTAAAGATGTCTTTATTAGAGTTTCCATCTTCTAAGATGATATAATCACCTTCCAGATAAGTCGAATCGAGAGCAGTACCACTGAGTGATGATCGAGTAGTGTCGGAGGTAAACACACCGACACTTGTTCCTGTAGTTCCACCGAGGGCCTTAGTCTGATAAACAACTTCACCAGTTCGGAATAAGCCATTACCGCCGGAGAGTGTGAAGAATTCGTGCTTATTATTTGTGAATGTCACACTACCAGTTGATTCACTGAAATTGTGTCTGCGAAGAACAAATTTCAAATCTTCATCTTGGTAAGATCTCCAAGCTCTATTATTGGTAGAACTGAATAGAACACCATCACCCCAGTCCTGTACAATTGCAGAACCTTGAGTATCACCGGGTGTTAAATCTGTGCCACCTACCTGAGATATGAATGCCAGATAATTAGGATCTTGTGCGTCAGGCTTGATTGAAACAGCGTATTCTTTTTCAACATCCATTCTTACCGGAGCATCAAATGTGAATGTAGTGGCAACCGAAGAGTCATCCGATACATTTACACCGGCCGGTAGCATGTGTACCTTACCGAATGGCAATACCTGACCTGAGGGATAGCCATTCACGACCTCTCTCAATTCTACTGTAACACCATTTTCTGTACTCTTACGTTTGAAGTATAAATCAATATTAGAAATATAAACACTATTACTATCTTTGCCCATACCTTTCTTAATAAAGAATGTTTGAGCGAGAGGATCACCAGCAGGGATTCGACGAACAACATTTCTAAACGAAGATGAGGTATTGATGTCGAAAGTCGGAGCTCTAGTTGATACACCAACTGAGGTCTTTTCTACAGAGAAATTATAAGCCCTATATGTGACAAAACCTTTTGAAATTGCAGCAGAATCAATTTGATCATACGCGTCTACATCAACAATTTCAAGTACACGATCACCCACATAGAACGTTTCTGAAGGTAATGCAAATACCGCTCTGAGCACTCCATTTTCGTCTGTAGTCACCTCATAACCAGCAGTTCGTGATCTCTGAACATTATCAGCTCGATCAGCCTCAGTGCCTGGGAATACATTAGAGTTGACGTCTACACCATCAAAGAAGAACCAATGTCTTGCACTTGGTCTGAGACCAGACATATAAATTCTTACGTCTCGGCCAGCCATATAAGGTTCAAAGTTGAAATTGCGAACAAATTCTCCAACCTCAATATTCTGAACTTGTGCAGCTTGATTTAATTCGATGCTTCGAGTAGTGGTTTCAATTCTTTGAGTGAATACATTACCACCGGGGAATTGGAAGGCTTCTCTACCACCTCGACCAAACATCTGAGGTGGTGCCCAACCATCGATATCGTTCCACTGTTCAAATCCACCTACTACTCTCTCAGTAGTAACATCAGTAAGAGGAATAAATTCTTGTAGGTTTTCCACGAAATCTGTAAATGCAGATGTCATGTCAATATTAATTTCTGCCGGATTGACTGTGGTATCATATGCAGCATCATAAGGAGGTGAAATTTCACCAATACCTTGATAACTATATGCATTACTTACACAGTTTCTAAATCCAGTTGCATATGTCTGTGAAAGAATCTCCACACTAGAATCTCGGCCGAGAGTTGCAGCCTTGGCATTCGTCAATGTGGGGAACACAGATGCAGAAGAACTTGATTTATAAATCAAATCTATTGGGAATGTCTTTACAGCAGGAGTTAAAATCTTTTGATTGAAGGGTACTGCTGCCTTGAATGCTGGATCCGAAACATCAGCGACACTCAAATCATTGAATGGATCAACAATGAAACCATTCTTAAATCTATCTAAGCCATTTTCATCGGGGACGAACATATTCTGTGTCGACGACTCGAGTTGGCTCAAAGAAACATAATATGAAAGACGATCAATCTGTTTACCCAGACTGTGCATATCTTTCATTGTGAATGCTTTAATACCGGTAGATTGTGTATGAACTCCGTAAGCTTTACGTCCAGTTCTGCTTGCTTCTCTTTCTGATAGCGCAGGGTAGCCTGGTATGAATACATTACCGAGTGCCATTTGATCTGTTTCGACTGCCGGTGGTACGGCTAATTTCTCTTCTCGACCTTTGACGACCTTAATGCCACCATAAGAATCACAAACAATGGTATCGACTCTCTGAAGATAATATGTAATCTCCATATTGGCTGAGGCATTACGAGCTGGAGTCAATGGAGTCAAACCAGTAAAGGTCTTACTATTTGATCCTACTGCCACATTGGGGATCTGCGCTGCTGCGAGATTATCATCATAGCCCACGTTTGATGCCTTATCCACATAAGGTCTGAAATCAAGACACTCGCGAAGATTATAAGCACTACCATTCTTTGCACGATATACTGGAATATCAAATCTGTCTAAGGTATTCGGATAGCTATTAATTGTGAAGAAGTATTCACCACTTCCCGAGCTAATTTCAAATACCTTTAATTGAATTGACATCACACCACCAGCTGGTTGTGGTCTGCCTGGAATGTACTCGATATATGAGTGATCGTAGTACGTATCCTTTTGATTACTTTGTAATCTGAAACTATTGGTGAAATCATCACCATTGGCATCCGTGATGCTAATAATATCAAATACATCAGGAAACCCTAAATTATATTTGGCATCACCTGGGCTGTAAGTAGCTTTTACAAAGGGTGTCTTGACCAGTTTATCATAAGGAGAAACACCATCTACAGTGCCACCGACTAATCTCTTATTGAAATATACTGTAGCCTGTGTGCCAACATTATCTGCGGGTTCACAGTTAATGATAAGTGAACTGTTATTAGGCCCGGTAGTGTAACTTGCAACTCGAACCATCGATGGTCCATTTGCTACAACTAGAATTTCATCGTTATTACAATTAAAATCTTCACCGGGATCTGCGTTAATGGTAATTTGATCACCCGAGATTCCAGTTATGTTTTCACGAGATCTTACCGGAATTGCCATTTTTTCTGTTGAGAAAAGGCTGCGATGGCCAGTTGGGAATACTAATACTTCACCAGAACTTTGTCTCTGGTTTACGCCGGGGCTGTTTGAGTTACCATAATCACCGTCAAATGCAATGACACCATTATTATCAAAGATTTCGTGAATATCTCCAGCTCTTTGACTGCCTGATAATTGGACACCAGTCATATAGACATCAGTAGGAGTGATATTATACACAACTGCATCACCGATGGGAGTACCTAAAGGTTCTCGTACTAAAACTGCATTCCAATCAATATCAGTAGTACCAGAAGATGTCCAGCTACCATCCGAAGCCAACTCGATGGGATAACCACCACCGTACTGGAATGAAACAGATTGATTGGATACGGTTTCAGTTTCTGCGATTTGGTCAATTACAAATGAACGGTCTGCGCTATTTTCAACCCTATAACCTTTGACGTACGCAATACCTGGCCCTAAGATAGCATGGACCTCAGTGTTTGCAGCACCAGTAGGAAGACGATCATCCGTACTAAGAGGGAATCTTTCTAAAACATAGTTACCAGATTCTTCATATGTTCGTCGAGCAAGCTCATCACCTAATACATTATACTGAGATACGTCACGAAGGGTAATCGCGTTACCGTTTTGATATCGAACCAATGAAAAGAAGTCAGCATTATTTTCTGCAGTTGCAGCAGTAAATACTGTCAGTGATGGAACAAGCCTTAATCTATCAGCACCCGGCGCATTCTCATTCTTTGAACCGTTAGCATTATCATAGAGGCTGTCATCGTTGATTGCAGCAATTGCTGATTCTTTTACGAGATAACCTACACTAACTTCATCTGGCAGATTATTATATTTTGAAACAACAAGTGTCTGAGCATCTGCAAAGAGGAAATGTCCTTTTTGGAAAATAATACCAGGTGCAGACTGAATGCCGAATGATTTACCGGTAGTAGCTACCACGTTGGTAGCACTCATCTTACCTAGAACAACCTCAACATCACTTGCTTCTGGGTTCTGAGTACCGGCCTTGAATTTTAATTGTGTGAGAGTAAGAACCTCACCAGGTTGGAATACACGGAAGTTATTAGCCTCATTTGAGTTGAGATAGCTAATATAGAATGTATTCAGATTTGGCGTTCTTACCTCGACACCTTGGTCAGACGCAATCACATTCGCACGGAGGTTTGTAGTTTCACCAGTCAGTTGGTAAATTAAATCGAATTCTGTTTCTACACCAAGTACGGTTTCTGTAATTCGCTGAGGTATATATGGTCGTGGGTCAAACGCGGTTGGATCTTGTGGGGCCCCATTATCAAAGGGTGTCCAAATATCTTGGAGTCGGACAAATTGAAGATCATCTAATTCGGTAAAGTTACAACCTTTAACTATAGATCCTTCTTTAAAGACATTATCGCCAAACTGTTCAATCTGACTCTGCAACATTGTTTGCAGTTGTGTCAGCTCTCTCGCTTGAACGGCGTAGCCCGGTTTGAACAACACACGATGATATTGATTTTCTATATCGAAATCATCGAAATATGGTGCTGCATTGAGATCTGTATTAATTGGCATTTTTAATCCGCTTCCTTAAAATTCTAATACGAACTTAAATTCTTCTCTTGATCCTTCTGTTCGAGGTAATGGTTTGAAGTTTTCCATAAAATAAATTTTACCACTGCGTTGTACATAAGGTGAGAAGGTCACATTATCTGCTTCCGGTGTATTTATTTCAATTGTTTGGCCCGTGGAATTTCTTATTGGTAAATTAAAATTCAATGATGTATCGCCATCACCATCGGTTCCATTTACATATGGTCCCATGTATTCTGCGATATAAAATGTTTCATTAGTTGCATCGACTTCATGTATGATGCCTGAGAATTGTATCTCATTATCTGAGTCTAATTGCACGACCGAATCATTTAATGTAATTCTATCAATGTTATCAGATACAATACCAATTCGATTATCAAATACGATGGGTGGTGATACTGTAGAGAATTCTGGATTCTTCACGATACCTACACAACCATATGTATTTGTTGCACCAATTTGATTGTTATCATCACCTGTGATATAACCATACAGTGAATAATGACGACATTTGAATTCATCAATTAAATCATATCCGTGGTCACCATCTGGAGTAAGAATTGCACGAACCTGAGCTCTTACATCAGTACTGTTTGTCGCATCCGGATTGAAATCATTTTCAGGATCGACAATAGTAGCCACAGCATTATTATAACCAGTACCTGAGCTTAATACAATTATTGTATCAATTGCATTTTCAATGATATTGGGTATTGCAACTGCACCAGAACCATCCCCTTCTATTTTGACTGTCGGGAAAATACTGAATGTAGCTGCTTCTTTTACGACCGATGTTCCACCTCCCTGTGTGACAGGATCTTGATCAAGTGTTATATCTGCTTTATTTGAACTATCGTCGTAGGTATAACCTGTGATTTTATAAAGATATGTTGAACCATCGGGGTTACTAAAATAAATGGATTGACCATTATAGT